TAAAAGATAGGGTATTCGATGTGTCAATTATACACCGAACACCCCATAGAAGGCAATACGCTAACGCCCCTCAAATGAGGCAAGCATTTGCTGTATCTTTTTCTCGTGATTAACGTCTACACTACGCAGATAGTTACCATTGTCATCCATCTTAAACATCTCAGCTTCTACGTCTGCCCACGTTAGTCCTTGTGGATGCTCACCACCCTCGATAGGTAGTTTGGCAGGTACAGTAGCTTTGACGATAGTTTCAATCAACTTGATACTGTCAGCAGTAGTCACAAGGTCTTGCACCTGTGTGTACGTCTCAGCGTCTAAGTTGTTCTTCAAGAAGCCTTCAACATTCTTAATACGCTCACTAGCATTATCGCCTAGCTTGCGTAACTCATTCTCTTGAGTAACTTCTTCTACTGCTTCTGTCTGCGCGTTTAATAGTTCCCATGCTTTGTCAAAGCTGTCCTGATTCATATTAGATTCAGTAGCAAACTCAACTAATGCTTCAGCTAGGGCATCATCTTGCGGTACGCCCTCTCCTAGTTGGTAACCATCTTTGGGTGCGCCAGTAAAGCCACCGAACTTCTTTTCTAGTTCAGTATAGGCTTTGGCTTGTTCTGCAACTGACTGATACTTGTCACCCTTGTACCATTCAGGTGTGTCTCCACTACCCTTAATACCTTCTGCTAGAAAATACTCACCTTCACTTAACGTGGGTGCGGCATTGTCTAACAAGGTATCGGTAGTAGTTTCTTCTACTACGGCTTGTTCTTCGGACATATTAACCTCTTATTTTAGCTTGCTGTATTTGATTGATTACAAACTTAACCACGCCTGACTCACCATTATGGTAAGCAGATTCGTAGTTAATGTTTTGTGAACCAAAAGGAGTGTCGTTGTTATAGATAAATCGTGACGTTAAGTCTTCCAAAACCTTCTTTCCTTCAGACGTAGAAAAACAGGCACTATATGCTTTCGCTATCTCTAGTGCCTTCATGCGTTGTTCTTCTTTCAGTTTTGATACAGCTTCTTTATTTTCTGTATCTATACTGTCCCAACTCATACTTGAGTCTGTCCCTGCATAGGTTGACTACTTGCTTCCATCCCTGCTTGCTGTGCTTCTGCGCCTGCTTGGATTATCTGTTGCTTCTCACTATCAGAACGAACTAGCATAGCAGGTACACCTGCCTTCTCTGCTACCCACGTTCCAAAGTCTTCCAACTTGAATCCAATCTTCGCTTCGTCTGGACCTGCATTCTGAAGTACAAACTGTACTGCTTGCTGTACATTCAAGATGTCTTCACTGTCCTGTGACCTAGCCAACGGTGATGTAAACTTAATATCAATGTCTCTACCATCTAACTGTAAAGGCTGTATAAGCCCTCTACGAGTTAATATAGCAACAACACGCTTAATGATAGGGATTAATACTTCTGTCTGCAAGCGACCAAATGCAGAACCTATGCGTTTTGCTAGTTCTCTTGACTCAATCGCTACCTCTGTAGCTGACCTTACTGCCCCTGTAGGGTCGCGCAGGTCGTTAAATAGAGCCTTTTTAATGTTCATTTGTAGGTCATTAATCACAAATTGCGATAATTGTAGGTTAGCACCAGTATCTAAACGCTGAATTGACGGATTTGACGAGTTGTTAGAACCAACTGGAATAACAACCCCTGGGCTTATACTAATATTGTAGGGGTTTGTAACGCCATCATCAGTAGCAGTGTACATACCTGCAAGGTCAATAGCCGCCTTTTGTAGAGTAAACTCTTTAGCTTTGTTCAGTGATTTAACATCAGGCAGTGCTTGTAGTGCGGGACCACGACCACGCACCTCACCTGCTACTTTAGAGTAACGACCAGTCACCCACGGTGATGATGTGCCAAAGTCTTGCATCCAACTAACGTGGTTTTCTTTGTTACACCACAGGCAACCATAGTATGTTTTAGCTTTAGGTAGATAGACAACACCCTCACTAACATTAACCATTTCTTCTGGCTTATTCTTAATTCTACTAGCCATAGAAGGCGAAGGCTTAAATCCTTTCCACTTTCTTTCTAGGTCTTTCGCTTTGACCTTAAACCTACGCCAATGTGTCTCAACATTTCCATACGGACTTTCCTCAAACGCGATACCTTTTTGTGGTATGGCATGGAACACGATTGGCATATCATCGCTATCATCCTCATCAATTCTAATTGTGCCTGTACCAATCAAAAGGTCTAGGGCGTGTTCATAGAACTGTGTAGCGAAGTTAGAACGGTTAATAAAGTCAAACACAACCTCTGCTTGTTCTTCTAGGTTGCGTCTAATGTCTTCTTCAGAAACGTCAAACTGCCCAGTCTCAAGTAACTTAGTTACGCGAAGTGATGGCTCAAACGTAGCCCAACGCGACCAGATAGGCGCGATGTTTTCTTGTAGCTTACTAGCACCTTGTTGGATAGCCTCAAGCGCAGTAGAGTCAAAGATTCTATCCATCTTCTTCTGACCAACAGCTTCAGTCTCGAACAAGTTACGGTTAGGCAAGAAGTATTCATAGGCATCTTCTAAAGTGTCATGCCAATATGTATTATGCTCAAAGGCTTGCTTTTCGCGTCTTTTAAGGTCTTGAAGCGACCCTAACTCTGGCGGTAGCTTCATTATTTCACCATGCCTGTTATGCCTCGGTGCAATCTTCTTGCGAATCGGGACATATTTGCCATATCCCTAGACTTTTTAGATTCCTTGAGTTCCTGTATAGACTTTATCTTAACTTCCTTTTTCTCTACAGGCATAGCCAATAGAGACTGTGCGCCAAGCTGTTTTCTAGCTTGTGCCTTTAGTCTTCTTTCAGATAATCCGATTTCTTCATCAAGACGCTTTTCTGTTCTGCGCTCCATCGCCAACTCTTGTGCAGTTGGTGGTGGTGGTTTAGGTGCTGACCCGCCCATTTTGCTTCCTCATGTATTTATACAGTTGATATGGTGTCCAGATAAAAGGTTTGTTGATACCTAGTATCTGCTTTGTATGCCCTACACAAGTATTAAGCATGAACAAAAAGCGTTTACACTGTTTGGGCTTATAACGTAATAGAATAAAATTTTCGTCAATTATACCATTTTTTGCGTCAATCGTGAATAAATCATAACTTTTTGTTGACTTACCGCAAATAATTAGGCGATTTTGCGATGGTTTAGCGATATAACAGTGTCTTATCCCTTTTTTTAGGAATGGACTCCACCAGTTAGATGAGTCATTTTTGAACACTACATACACATCAGAAGACACTAAAGTTGACCTTTGCTGTTGTAGGTTTAGTAAACTTGCCTGTACCTCGTAATGCTGAACGACCTTCACCTTCTCCTTGTAGGGCGTACTCTAAGGCTTCCACAGGGTGAGAGTATTCGTTCTTATCAGGTTCATCAGTGTAGTGTTCCCCTGACTTCTGTACTCTTCTATAACAGAACCCACCTTGTAGACCTTTACGAATCATAGAGGCTTTAGGTAGTACCATGAATCGAGGCTTACCATCCATGCACATTTCTTTCATAGGCACTTCTAGGGCGGCTCTACGTTTTAGTGGGTCATTAGTGGCAGTAGGTTGACAGGGAATGCCTGCGGCTCGCATTATCTGAAATGGCGTGTCACTGTTTGATTGGTTTTTATTGTTCCCTGAAGGGTCACCCCAACCTTTGAACTTGAAGTCTGGGTAATGTTCTTCAATGTAGCGTTTAAGGGTTGGTGCAAAATCAATAGCACCACTGTCGGTAAGAACCATCTCATCAAAGCATACCCATCTGCCTATGGCAGTTCGTTGTAGAAACGCACACGCAGGTGTACGACCAAAGTCAAAGCCAAGTATTATAGGGCTATCTTGGTCTGGCTGAAAGTCTAAATGTTGACAGTGTACAGAGTCGGTGTACATAGGGTGGACAGGCTTACCGTTAGACACAAATCCATATTCGTTAGCTAGGTTCACCTTAATCCAATCATCAGTCTTACCGTTCAGACCACGTTTATAGTAACCATCAGGAAGGTTCTTCAAGTTCTCAGCGTTAGGGTTTATCTTCCAATCTTCCCCATCTTTGAATACACCACCTGCCTGCCTAAAAAATGACCAATCTTCAGGTCGTTCAATCTCAGCTAGTTTAAAATACCAATGGTCTTCATCAGGAGCGTTAGAGTCTCCTAGCATTCCATGATGTGTAGGGCGCACACCTTCTTTAGGAGAGGGGTAACGACCATGACGTAGGTCTAACATATCTAAAACGGCTTTAGAATGCTCTTTCGTCTCGTTTAGCCACACCCAAGTAGTCTGGATACCACGCGCTTTCTTAACGTGTTCAGGGCGGTCAAAGGCGATAAATACGACATCACACTCAACCTCTGTACCATCTTCTAGGTTAAACCTCATGAAGTGTGTAGGGGGTTCTTTGTTACCTTGTTTGAAGTCACCTAGTTCCCCATGTATCTCTAGCCAGTCTTTAATTGTGGTAGAGAACAGTTCAGAGTAGGTGTTACGAGCGGCAATAACTCGTGATAGACGTTTATTATAATTCTTGTGTTCAGGGTCAGAGACAGGCTCTTGTTCACAGATAAGGTCTAACAGTTTAAGGATACATTGTACTGTTTTACCAGAACCTAAAGGTCCCATGATGAAGGAGTTACGTGCGCGACAATCAGAGAAGTCTTGGAGAACTTGTCCCTGTGGGCATAGGTCGTATTGTATTTGGCTCATTTTTTCTTACCAAATATCTTGTCCCAGTTTTCTTGATATTTCTTCCTAGACTCTTTTGTCTCGGTTCTACGCTTACTACCCTTACCACCATTTGATTCAGGGAAATGTCTATCCCTAGTGGCTTTATCTAACTTATGTAAGTGACTCATAATCTTCCTCATCAACAAAGTCTGTTGCCATCTTATCATATACAATGTCTAAGATTTCACGCATCAACATTTCATCTTTGTCTATTAAAGCATTAGCGAAGTTATGAATCAACTCTAACACAGTGTCACTAACGTACTCATCTGTCTCAATCGTCACCATAAATACCTTCCAATGTATCTCTCATTATAATATGTTTACAAAGGTCAATATAGAATACCGTTTTTTCATCGATTAGAGAGCTTGCAACTTCAACTTGACCCTCTGCTATACTAATGACTATTAAATCGCCTGTAAAGTCATCTGTGGGCGTTTTACGCATATTAGGGCGAATAGGGGTTACTTTCATAAGACTCCAATTTTTTTTTGAGTGGCATATATATACACACAACACGCGCGCCTTCGGGACAGGGGGGGTGCTACTCCTCACCCTCTTTATTATCGTTTTGCAAACCATCAAAGCGTTTCCTTTGCAGTGATACAGTAACGCCTGCATCGCCTGACATCTCAACGGCTTTTAATGTTGGTTGGATATACTTGCTCACTCTATCGAATGCATCAACGCTTGCCTTGTAGTCTGCTATATCACCAGTAGATTCTGCTATCTCTTGTATCTTTAACGCTGATTCTATTGCATTGATAACAGGGTTGAACTCGCCCTTATATTTGCGCTGTAAGTATTCATCGAGTACGCGCCTATATGGTTTATTTGTACTTCCTTTTGGTCTGCCTCTTTGTGCCATTAGTTTAATCTCCAAGTATTTGATTTTACGTTGATAAATAATTGTACATATTTTAACCAATTATAGCATATATTCCCCTCTTATCGTATTTATATCCCCTCTTATCTCAAATGGTATTGCAAGATAGTTTTGCCCGTTTACAATGCGAAACCATAAACACAAACAACCAATTAGGAGTTACAACAATGATTAAAGTAAAATGCAAATGCGGCAAACCAATGCAAATTAGCCTGGAAAAAATGAATGTCATTAACCATTACAATAATGGTGAGATTATTTGTCGAGATTGCCTAATTAAAAAACTGAAAGAAGCTAATAAGTAATTATATCGAGCGCATTAGCAATAGTGCGCTTTATTATAATTATTTAACTTAACTAGAGGATATAACAATGGAAATTACAAACTTTGATAACTTTAGATATTGCGAGACTGTAGGATTAGCTAATTGTTTTAAAGCTGTTAGCGAATTACTAGGTAGCTATTTTATAGACGTTGATGCTGTAGGATTCAATGATAATAGTGGTTATGTTTACATTGCGCTAGATAATGGCATCAGCATTTGTTCGCTGTTAGGTGGCGATGTTGAATACTTAGCAACCTGTTTTGAGACTGGCGCAGAGTTTTTCTTTGATAACTACGACGATTGCCTAGATAAACAACGCGCACTAAACAAAGCATATAATCAAGCCAGTTA